TTCGTCCTTTAGAAGACACCGAGTCTTCAGAAGGAGGTTACAGACGTAACCACTCACATCTATTAAGTATATGTGAGCCGAGATGGGAAGAAAAAGAAACCTTGTTATAGTATATGACTTGTTTTTGAGTATCTAACTGTCAGTCTAGTGCCCAATTGAGATAAATACCTCTATAAATTATGAAAAGAAAGGGTCAACGGCCTGTTCTAGGAGTCTAACCTAGTAACTTTCAATTCACAAATGTATATAAGTAGATTCATTGGCCATCTATTTTTCGGTCTTATATGAATTTCTATTTGTGTATATTATGAACTCCCAATGCTCACCTTCAGCCGCAGCCTTATCAGTAAGATTCATCGGTCTCCTTTACGGTAGTTTAAACCTCATAATATCAACTACACATAAGATATAGTAATGACAATTATATAAAAAGTACTTTAATCTCATCTAATTTGGAAATTTATATTTAGATATTTATTTATGTATTTTTTTAAATTTGGTGAAATTTTATATTTTTATATTTTTAATGAATTTTTTTAGATTTTTATAATTGGATTTCAATATATAGTTTATGTAAAAATAAAGAATTATTGGAATTAAGTATATATTTAAAAGAATTTGGTAACGGCAGATTGTACAATGTTATTACTATAATTGTAGGATCCATCCTGAACTGGAATAATGGACCATCTGACCCAGAAGGGAAGGATTGGATAAGTATGAAAAGATTTAATATCTTCATTTATATACTAAAACTCAGTTAATTGGTTACCAGTTGGGGCAAAGCCGGAATAAGCTTTGACCATTCTAATAACCCTTTCATCACAAAGGAAATCAAGAATTTTACCTGCATCATACCAACCTTTATTAGGTTTTGGTGCATCGGCAACATATTGATTTGCACTTGATGAAACTAATTGAGCTATACCCTCTAAATGTTGAATAAAATCTATATCAAGAATATTTGTACTAGCTGGAGCACCTGTTACAACAACTAAAGTGATGTTAAAACCTTCACAGTCATTTGTTGTCATGGATGTATCTATAGTAGTTTCAGTACCTGTTGAAGAATTATAGACAGCATAATTACCACCAATTTGTGTGGCAGATATACCATCTTGTCCAGCTGGAGTACAGTTCTTAAAAGGAAAAGCAGCTTCACTAATTGGTTTATTAATAGCAATGATTTCATTGTCTAATAAATTAGTTAATGTAGCTTCTTGTGCATCAAAATAATTGAGTGAGTTAGTTGGAATACCCCCAGTACCAGTTGGTGTTATACCAACAAGGGATTGAAGGATATTAGAACCAGCTCCAACTACTAGATTTAAAGAATTCCAACCTGGCATTACGGCCTTTGCAGGAACATTTGCGACAATGATTTTACCAGTTGAGGTAAGTGGAGTAAGGAGTGACTTTATTTTCAAACCTGAAACCACCTGCCTATAAGACTGATAATCAGAGTACATTTGTGATGGAGTTGATGTATAATATACAGGAGGATTAGCTCCGTAACCTGTAAAAGGTACATCAACGGCAGAGCCATTACCAGTCCAAAGAGTGTGGAAAGGACCACCAAACCAAACAAAACTGGCACCGCCAGTCGCATCAGACTTGATAGTGAATGTACCTCTTTGGTGAACAGGTATTGTAGTATAAGAATTAAAATCTGGAATTCGAGCACCATAAGCCTCGCGGCAAAATGGATTTCGGACAGCCATGAAAAATTTCTTTGAG